TCAAGCCCCAAAAACTCTTGGTGAGTCAACACGCGCTCCGGCTTACCGGACAGGTTCACCGCCATACCACCAGAAGGCAACCAGCCGCCATTATCATACAAGCCGGTGCCCTTGACCAGGGATAACGCCCGATCCATTTTAGTTGCGTACCGTGTGGGGAAAGCGGACACCTGTACACCCTGCGCCACAGCACCCGGGGCCATGGATTCCCAACCCGGGAACTTCGATAGCATGGCCTTATAGAACAAGCCCGCCGATTTGTACGGGTCCATGCGCTCCGCAAGCGTGCCCCATCCAGCCTGGCGCTGCTGGAACAGCCCAACGCTATCATGATCCGAACCAACCGCGTCATGACGGAAAGCGAGCGAACCGGGAACCTTAGCGTTTGCGAACATTTTCAAGGGGTCGCCGGACTCCACCAAAGCGGTGGCCACACCAATCATCGCACCCTTAGAAGAAAGTGAGAAGTCCTTAGCGCGCCGGGAAATTTCGTGAACGAAATAATCATGGCCCCAACCGCTATGTTTCTTCCCCTCCTGGCCGTACGGCACGTCTTTATCAGGGTCAAGCGTTAGCGGGTCACCCAATTCTTTGGGCCCAGCAACCCCACTACCCGTGTACTCGTTGCCACTACCAGTAAGCGCAGTGCCCTTCTTAGTTTCCTGTAAGCCATAAAACTTCGCCAAAGCCTTATGCAGCTCAGCAGCCGACCCCCAGCCGGGGGTACCGCTACCCGTAGAATCACTACTACGTGTCGTAGCCACACCCGAATCCAGGGTAAAACCACCCTCATCCGGGCTATAAGTAATCCCATCAATCTTACCAGGCAGGCCGTCGAAACGGTCTAGGGTTTCCTCGAACTTTTCAGCAGAATACTGTGGGCCGCCACCACGCAACCTAATAAACATTGCATCAGTGAACTGGGACAGGTTAGCGCCGGCCATGCCCCCCAGTTGGCCATTACCCCGCTGGCCACCCATTTCAACAAACACACTACCGGAACCATAGTCGATTTTACCAACAGTGTGCCCACCCCACGGGCCGCCATTGAACCACCACATGGTGAACGTGTTAGCGCCACCAACACCCCTGTGGAAACCATGAGAAGCGCCCCAGTCGCCCTGATTCCCGGTAGCAAACTTCCGGGGGAATGGGTTTATGCCAGCAGCCAGGGCAGCGAAAGCGCTCATCGCGCCGGAACAGTCGCCCCAGTTCGAACCACCCCACACATACGGTGCCCCCTCAAGCGGGCGGGAAGCCTGATAGCCCTTCACAGAATAGCCCTGGGCAAAACGCACCAGGTCACGGCCGGTAACACCACCCTCGGCAAACTTTTGGCCCCCATAAATATTCCCGGTGTAAGTAGGTTGCACAGGCATGCCAGTGGCCTTATCCTGCAAACGCATGCCAAAAATATCAGCAACCCTGCTAAGGATAGCGGTAGACCGCGCCCGCTTAGCCGGGGCCAACGGAATATAGGCCTCACCACCAGTTTCAGGCTCAGCCCACACACGCCACTCCCCAGGTGCAGCAATCGTCGCAGTATGATTCTCACCACCCTTAGCAAAAGCCAAACCACCACGAGCATACCCAACAATACCCCCATTAGCGTGACGGGACCCCTCAGTGTTGATACTAAACGCCGAAGATGCTACACTGGAAACCTTGTCCTGGATAGCGGAAACCTTCTCATCCAGCCAGTTCATGACCTTAGCGAAACCCTCACGCAAACCATTCAACAAGCCCGTGAAAATATTAATACCAGCGTTGACCAGCCAAGCACCCGCTTTAGCGAAGAAATTCTTAAGCTTGTCCGGGAACTCTTGCGCAAACTTCAAACCCTTGCTAATCATCTCCGCAAGATGCGTTAAAAACTGGTTCTTCCAGCCCGTCACCGTGATAATCACCTTGGCAACACCAGCGTGGAAGCCCTGAACAATATCCCCCCACATGTTCTTAATCTTATTCACAGCCGCATCTTTGAACGCCCCCAGCTTGCCCTTCACATTCTCCGCAAACTCATTAAACCGGTTCTTAATATTCTCCCCGGCCTCACCCCAAATATCCTTAATATGGTCCCACATGCGGCCAAACGCCTTGGGCACATCCTCCCAATTACCAGTAACAATATCCACCAGGGCCACGAAGAAGCCGGAAAAAACTTCCTTCACCGTATCAATGCTAGCACTGAAAATATCCTTAACATTTTCCCAGCCTTTGCTAATGGCATCCCCGATGATGTCTTTGAACACACCAGCCCCGGTTTTGAGGTTTTCCCAACCCTCACTAAGCCACGTGCCAACGTTGCCCGCAAAGTCTTTCACGGGCCCGGCTAGTTCGCTAAAAGTGTTGGTGACCTTATCTTTTAGTGAGGACAAACCTTCAGTGGCGGCCTGCCATTTCTCACTAAACCACTGCCCAATATTGGCCAGGCCTTCCTTGACGCCTTCCCAAGCATTCTTAAGAAAGTCTGTGAACTCACCCCACAAGCGTTTACCGGTTTCGGTTTGGGTGAAAAAATACACTAGGCCAGCAACCACGGCAGCAATAGCCAAGCCCAATGCAATGAATGGGTTCATGGCCATGACCGCGTTCAATCCCGTGAAACTGCCTGTCAGCCCCAGGTTAGCGGCTGTGGCCGCCAAGGTTCCGGCCCGCTGTGCGGCTAGCAGGGCAGGCATCGCCTGAAGTAAAACCATGAAATTCCTGATAGCCCCAACAGCCCACACCCCGGCCTGAACCGCTTTCAGCATGGTGTAAGCGCCAATCACCCCGCCAATCATGGCGGCGATAGTGCCCACAAGCTCATTATGCTGACGAATCCACTCAACCGTTTTAGAGAAAGCTTCAGCAACGCTACCAACAGACTTTCCCAATTGATCCATCCACACCTCAAGATGCGGTGCGATCACCTCATAGATGCGCAATTTAGCATCTGACAAGGCGTTATCCCAGCGTTCCATGGCGCCGTTCAACCCGCCAAGCTTAGCCCCTGCTGTCTCCCCGGCGGTACCGACGGCATCCATTTTTCCACGCAGGTTATCAAACGCTTCAACACCACTACTTGCCGCGGTGGTGGCGAACGACACCGCTTCACGCCCGAAGGCGGTGGACGCTTCGGCAAGGAACGCTGATTCACCCATGCGTTCTTGCGCGTCATGCAACTGGATTGTGATTTCTCTCAGGCCAACGAACTTGCCATCGGCATCAAATGCTTGGATACCCATGTTTTCTAGGGCTTTTGCCGCCTGCTTAGAAGGCGATGTGAGAGACAGCAGCGCACTACGCATAGCGGTACCGGCCATGGTGCCCTTCACGCCCTGGTTAGCAAACAAGCCAATATAGGTGTTAGTGTCTTCTAAGGAAACACCCAAGGTTGCCGCTGTCGGCGCCGCCATTTTCAGGGCCTCACCCAGATCAGTCACAGTCGTGGCAGTGTTGTTTGCGGTGTTTGCAAGAACATCCGCAACACGCGTCGCCTGATCCGCCGCCAAATGGAAACTATTCAGTGCCGCAACCTGCAAATCCGCCGCGTCACCAGCACTAATCTGTGCAGCACCAGCAAGCTGAATCGAGCCCTTAGCCGCATCCATAGCCTGTGAAACATCCATGCCACCCTTAGCCAGGGCAAGCATAGCGTCAGCAGCAGACGCTGCCGAAGTGCCAGCCAGCGACTCATCATTACCCAAATCCTTAGCATGCTGCTTAACCTTTGCTAGCTGCTCCGCGGTAGAACCAGTCACGGCACCGAGGGAGCCTAGCACACCATCAAATTCTCGGCCTTCCTTAATTGCTTCGCTCAGGAAACCCACACCACCAGCAAGCCCCAAGCCTGCAGCAAGCAGCCCCGACACTTTACCCAACTGGCCAAACAAGCCCGCGCCCTGGCCTGCCACACTATCAAACGTGGCCCCCAGGGATTGCATTTTTGCGGAACCCACATCGGAAGCATCGGCCATGCGGCGCTGTGCCGCGGCCACATTATCGGCAGCATCACTAGCCCTACCGCGCGCATTGGACAACGCGGTTTCCGCGCCCTCAAGCGCACTCACGGACCCTAATTGTTGCTGCCTAGCTGCGGAAACCTTCGCTTCCGCCTGGGCAATTTTCGCATCCTGGTTAGCCCTAGCTGCATCAAGCTTACGTTCCGCAGACTCCAACTGCTCCGTAGTAGCGGTACTGCTTTCCCTCAGGGTTTGCAGCTTCGACTCCGCATCCTGAACCTTAGCATTCTGTGAGACACGCACCGACTCAAGATTCTTCTCCGCCGCCTCAAGCCGCTTCGTACTAGTCTCAACCTTCGCCTGCGCCTGCTCAGTTTTTTGCATAGCCTGGTTGACTTTTTCCTGGGCTTGCGCTTCACGACGTTTCGCCTGCTCAAACGCCTTAGCGGAACCATCAATACCAAGGGTGAGTTCGGTTTGAATCTTCTTCCCAGCTTTTGTTGCGGCACTATTCACGGGGTCCTCTAAGTGCTTTTTGATAGCCGCATTCATGCCCCGCAACGACACCGTGATCGGTAGAGAAGCATAGCCGATAGCTGACATGGTAACCTCACTAATGATAATAAAAGTATTAAAAAAGACGGGGCAAACCAGTGGCCTGCCCCGCAAAAAATGTTTCTTAAGTTATCCCCTTCGCCAACGCAAGTTTACGCTCACGCTCAGCCTTGATCCTGAAATAGCGTTCCTTACGTTCCTCTAAGGCTTTCTGCTTCCGTGCACCCTCACGCATAGTCGCCATGGGGTGACGCTCCCCAGAAGTGATAGCGGCGAAAATATCGGCAAGAATATAGCCCTCGATTGATAGCCTATCAATATCCAATATTTCCGACCAAAACCTAGACCGGGTACGATCCAAGCCGTCTACCAGCACCAATAGCCGCCTCAGGGTGAGCCGTGACTTGCCGCCTTTGGGTCGCCAAAAATCACGATAGTCAACACCCATAAAAGCAAGGTCCTGCTCCACCAGGTCTTCATGCTCACGAATGTAGGGGAGTAATTCTATTTTCCCGTAAGGCCCCATTCCTTATCAATGAGGGGGACGACGTGCTTCTGAAAATCACGCAAAGTTGCGCCGGTAGCCTTAAGCTTGCCCCAATCCTCGGGGGACAGGATATCCCGGTACACGGCGACCGGCTTATCACAGAAGCTATCGTAAGCGTCTAGGCTCATGTCTTCGAGGGTTGCGGGGATCGTGACGGTGACTTCTTGGCCGCGTAGGGTTGCGGTGATTTCGACGGTGGTGGTTTCTTCCACAGCTTCTTTTTGGGTTGCGCTCATTGGGGTGAACCTTCCTATAGGTAGTTATTGAAATGAAAATTGGGGGCGTCTTGGTGTCGGGTGCGCCCCTAAACCCCATGTTTATATCATCACAGTGACACTAATGGCGGTATAATAACATCACCCATTAATGTCACAGTGACTATTTTTTACGGCGCATCCTCAACCGTGATCTGGCCAGTAGTGCCCTCAAGATGACTCACGGCAGCAAGAATGCCCTCGAACGCTTCGACCGTGAAACCGGCAGTAGCGGAGCCGGAAACTGTTGCTTCCTCGCCGCCCGCAATCTCACGCAAAGCATCCTTAACCTTATCGGCGTTAGCGTCATGCGCCAAATCCTTGGTCTCGTTGTAGTTGATGCGCAGATTCCAGGTACCGCCAGTAGCCCCGGCGGGAAGCTTAACAAGCTTCTTAGCCTGCGGTAGAGTGTTAGTAAACCGCTCAAGGTCAATGATTTCTTGCTTCTCATCCGGCACAAAGTCCAACTTCTCAAAAACTGCCTTGAACGTATCCGGCAGCACATTGATTTCAATCTCAGTACCGGAAGCTTCTTGGCCCTTGCTCAGGTTCTCGCCCTTAGCCGCGGTACGGGTACGGGACGCCAGAATACGGTGGAAGCCGTCGTTAAACTCGTACTCGACTGCCACAAACGGGCGGGCCAATACGGCACTGTGCAACAGGATCTCAGCCCCATCAATCCGCTTCGACGGCGTGGACCCCTTGGTTCGGTCCGGCCATAGCACGCTTTGCACGGCATCGTTCTCTTCAAGCACCAGAACCTTAAGAACAACTGAACCCGGCTTACCCGTGACAGCCACGGTACCCATGCCCAAACCCTTGGTTTCCTGAATCTCCATCGCCCGGTTCAAATCAATTTCTTGGTCATCCTTAAGAATCCCCAAGGTCATCCAAGTGTGATCCAGCACACCATTCTTACTCACCTTCGGATCATCAGCATAACTAATGTACACCACCGCATCTGTGATCGTTTTCACGTTTTGCGGGTTGCGCTGCTTAATACTCATAATGCAATCCTATTCACGAAAATATTGTATGTTGCGGAAGAAACATATCCCCCAAGTTTACTGTCCGGTGTGGTGATGATTCTTGTTGAGGCTTGCACACCTAGTTTCCACCTGCCCCCAAAGGATATTAGACCTGCGTCGATTGTGCGCATGATTCGGGTTGCGGAAGGAATATCATATGAATGCACCGTGACACGCACCACCTCAACGGTGAAACCCTTACCCCCAGAAATAACACCATCGGACTGGACGGTGACGTGCCAACCGTTTTTTTGTGGCGAGTATTTGAGGGGCAGTGTTGCCGATGTGCGCTTTTTGAAAGCCTCGTTTTGTGCCAGAAACTCACGCACCTTGGCGGTGGCATCTTGTGACATGAACAGGCGTTTATCTTTCTCCAGCATTTACTTTGTGCCCCCATAGCGTTTCAAATCAAGCCCCGCCTGTGTTGCGGCTTTGGTCAGTGTCCCATGCTTGGCTTGCGAGTTCAAACCACCCGCATGCATGATCGCCACCAGGCCAACCGGCCTGCCCGATTTATTGACCTCGCTTCTAGACGCGACCGGCATTTTCGGATTCGCAATGCCCCTAGCATTGGCCGCAACCTCCGCAGCCTTCGCCTCAACCACACTCATGAAATTCTCACGAAGCATCGCATTGATAGCATCACTATCTAAACGAAAAGCGAATTTATCAGCCATCCACATCACGCCTTTCACACATGACCTCAATCATCGGACTATGGCGCTGGAACCATGGGGTGCGACCTATAGCCCAATCGAATGGGGCGTGCAAAATCTTGTACTTGACCCCACGAATCTCAAGCTCATGATTCGGGCCAATAGGTAACCCCGATGGTAAGAAAACCCTGATGCGTTGCGCGGTTGAACCGTAGTCCTTATGCTGAACCTCATGGCCCGTATCATACTGCGGCACACCCAGCACCTCAGTGTAGTTAGCACTGTGGATAATCGAACCATCATACCCTATCTCGGGCGGGTCAAAAATTCTTATCCGCTCCACAGGTTCACCCTTTTACTCTCCGGGAATGGGACAAAATCCCCTCCACGATAGCGAGGGCGAATATGTAGCAGCCCCAAAACATGCAACATCCTTTCAGTGGGGAACACGCCCCCGAACCCCTCGGTCCCGGTTTTTGCAAAGGTTGCACTATCGGACTGTTCCCCCGTGGTTGACGACACGCTCACCATGTTAATGTTCACGCCGGTTAGTAGGGATTCTACAACCATTGTGCGCACAACAATTTTGACCGCGGTCGTAAGCCAAGGCTTAGAAACAATCTCATCACGCAACACTAAACCGCGCCTAGCGAACTCGAACTCGATCCGTTCATAAGACAGATCAATTAAGGCGCGGCACCTGTCCTTCTCCCCGGGAAGGAAGGGGCGGGGCATCATCACCCCAATATCATCAACCGATAACTTTTCCACCCCGCCACCTTCCTATCAGCTAAGCTTATCGGCCATTGCGATAAGCTCGGGCTTGGTCAAACCTTTAATGTCTTTCTCACTAGCCCCAAGGCTGGCAACATATTGCCGCCACAACTCAACCTTAGCGGCCAGGGCAGGGCGTTTATCATTATTGGTTGGGTCGCTATCGCTGTCACCACTGTCATCGTCGTCAGCCGGTGGTACTGTCGGCAAGCCCAGATTGATAGACTCAACCTTATCATGCTTCACGTTAGCGTCCTCGGCCACACCCGAACCAATCAGGCGGGCCGCGTCCAGCGGGTGAGCGTCAAACACATCACCGAGCTTACGCAACACCTCACCACCGTCATCTGTGGGCTGCCACCAAATCCCAATCTTTAGGCGAATCCTCATAATGATTAGCCCACCTGAATCCGTGCAGCAGCCTTAGGATCATACAGGGCACGGATAGAACGCTCCATGATATCAGCCCGGTACTCCATGGTTGCGCCACCAATACTACTATCACCATAGGGCGAGTACAGGGGGGTAACCTGTGGACGGTCTAAGAATTTCTTGCCACCCGGCTTCTTGGCCTGCAAAACATACACTTGCTTCGGGTCAACATACTGGCTGACGGCAACATCCAAACCCCACGGCTTATAGGGTTGGAAACCCTTAAAATAGGGATTGTCCCCAGAGTTAGCGCCAATAAACGCAGCTTGGATAGTCTTATTGCCAATAATGTTGTACCACACCGAGGGGTGCATCACAATGGTGTCGGGGGTGTAGCCAAGGGCCGCCTTGCGCTCATCATCCACATCACCATCAACCAACGCAGATGAGACCATTGCACAGGCGCGCAAAACATCCTGCCCAATCTCCGCCGTCACGCTAGACCACGGGGTAGTAGCGGAAACCACCTGGCTATGCTCATCGGTAGCGGCCTTCACCCGATCCAGGCCCTGGCGTGCACTAGCATACAAGAACTCGTTAGCCAGCTGCTCAACACCACGGGACAGCAGGTCGATACGATTGTCCTTAATCATTTCATAAGAAACACGCAAACCCTCCGCAATCTTAAACGCCTTCTCCACCTTATCATCACCGACACGAATATCAGCTGTGGGGATTTCCTCAAACTCCGCAACCTCGTGCGGGCTCTCGGACAGGAACGGGCTTACGCGCTGCTTGAAAATAATGGCGCTAGCTGTGGTTTCACCATCATCAGAATAGAACACGTTTTCGATAGCGGCATCCTGAACAATGCTCACAATCTCATCAACAATCAGCTCCGGCTCATCCACATAGTCGGACACTGTGTAGGAACCGCCACTGTTTTCACCTAGAATAAAAGCCATTTTCTCACCTTCTTCTTATCAGGCCAGTGGGGTCACTAGCCGAACCGACACATGCTTACGGCCCTTACGCACAACGAAACCAACCGGCTTCGTGCCCGTCTTAGCAACCTTACCATCAGCCGCGGCGTACACCTTATCCCCGGTCTTCAAATCATCCGTGCTATCACAGGCAATATTAATAATAGCGGGGGAGGTCACCACGGTCACACGGTCGGTCTGGCCAATGGTCACAACCGGGGTCTTATAGGCGTTCTGAATCGCAACACCATACACATCATCAGCAGCGGTCGCGTGCTCAACGCCGTCACCAGTGAGTTTAACACACCGGTAGCCGACAACATCGGCAGCAGCCTTAAAGGAAGCGTTACCGGTCAAAATTTGATTAGTCATCTATATTCAATCTTCCTATTAGAAAATCTGCCGAACCTTCAAGCCGGAACGCAAACCATTCACCTTGCCACGATTCTCATAGCCGCGTGTACCATTGACCTTGACAGCGGTGCCCTGTGCAAGATTCTCAAGCAACACCTTACCGCCCTCAAAATCATGCAACAGCGAATTAACCCAAGCATCCTTGCCGTTAGCTGAAATACGGCCCGAATTGATAGCCTCATCCACAAGGTTCACAACCTCAGCACGCCGCGCATCCTCACGCATCTTATTCAACGCATCAGCACTTTTACGCAGCTCAGACAGGGTGTATTCGTCAACGGCAACCATGCCCTTAGGTAAAGAGTTTTCCGACGGCTTCGGATCTTCCGGCTCGTCACTCTTAGTGGTTTCCTCTTTATCCGCACTGTCGTCTACAAGCTTTTGCACGGCCTCGATGATATCATCATCGGTGGCGGCCTCATCTAATTCTAAAATTTTGATAAGCTGGTCTTTCAGCCCCATAACATCCTCATTTTCGGAACCATCATCAGCATTAACAGCATGCTCACGCAACTTGGCCGCGAACATCCGTTTATGCATGTTAACAATCTTACGCAAACTCTTATTTTCCGCACCATCACCACTAGCAGGCTCGACAACCTCATCGGCTAAACCCGCCTCAACAGCAGCCTGACCAGTATAAAAAGTTTCCGCACCCATCAACTCACGCCACTGCTCACGCGACCCACCAGCCTTAGAAACATAAATATCAGCAATCTGATCCGACAACTGATTAAGCTGCTCACGGGTGGAATCAAGCTCGGGGATCGTCCCACCAGCGTCCCACGTCCAAGCGTCATGGATCATGAGGGTTGCGGACGGTTGCATAACAACACGGTCGCACGCCACCGCGATAACGCTAGCAGCTGATGCGGCGATACCCCAAATGTTCGCCACCGTACTATTTTCACTACTGCGAATAATATTAGCGATGGCGATACCAAGCATTGCGTCACCACCGTAGGAATTAATATTAATTATTAGCGGTTCCTCGGTGGCCTGGTTGATGAATTCACGGAATCCTGCCAGGTCAACATCCCAATCGGAAATGTCGGAAAAGAAATTCCATTCATTCATGCGGAATATTATAACATACTACAACAAAACATCGCCCTCGTTATTGTCAATATTATTAGTTTCAGTGTCACCGGACCATGGGATTTGCATTTTACGGTGAAAGTATTTCCGTGTCACCGGATCGTTAGGATCAACCAGTCCGGCCGCAACAGCGTTAGGCCACATCTCAGGTTTCAGTTCGCTGTTTGATGCGATGGGGTCGCAGTTGATGAGGGGCACGGGGCCTTTGTAGTCGGGGAATGCTAGGCTTATCAAATCCTCAACAATATATTTTTGCGCAGTGAGCGCCACCCAGTCCGCAATGGTTTGCAAAGATTGCGTGAAGAATGAGGATTGCGTGTCCGCCAAAGCGTACGATCCTCCACCATCATCAAGGTTCAGGAAGTGCGCCAGGACGCTTTTAGCGATAGCATCATTGTATGATTTGATAGCTCCCGACACGTCCGGCAGTTGGCCGGAAACGCCTTTGAACTCGAATGATGCGCCGGGCGGGATTGACACGCCAGCAAAATCGTCGGCACGGATAGCCTCAACTAATTCTTGCCCCCTATCAATTTCGTCTTGCAAATCCTCAGGGCGCCCCAATAGGGTTTCTTTCGACGCCATATAGACGGGTATGCCCATGCCGTTTCTCTCAAGAGTTTTTAATTGAAGCCGTTGCAGCTCATCCTTAAGCCGCCACGGGCGATAGCAAGGGCGAAGAATACTCGTGCCCATCCAGTCGCTGTTAGTGGGGCGGTACACGTACCCTACCAGGCTATCAACGGGGATTACGGGGGTAAGCTTGCTCCCATCATCGAGCCGCACACTTTTTTGCTCAATAGATTCTAAGTTACCATTCTCATCCACATTGATTTTCGAGATGGTGTCAGCCCACCGGGGGGCGAGTTTGACCAGGTGCCAACCCGTTTCGTCCTGTTCGTATACTTGTTCGAAGTAGGCGAAGCCGAACACCAAGGCAAGCAGCGCTTGCGGTAAGTGTTCTTGCCACGAAACCCCGCTAGAAAGCCTGGTCACCGGGGGCGAATCAACCCCAAGGATAGGTAGTTTTAGGTCTTGCGCTACCCGCTTCACAACCTCGGGATCGGCGCCATTTGAATCAATGTGCCACTTGGCACGAAGCACCGGAAGCGTGCAAGCCGAATACGCCATTGACACCTGCTCATCTTCCTTAAGCATCTTATTATAAACCGCAATATTACGGGGGAACCGCAAATCAAGGTTCGTGTCGTTCAAACGCTGGTAACCATGATACCCCCCTGTGGGGGTGGCGGTGCCGATCTCCTTAGTGCGCTTCGGCTTGAACTTTGCAAAGAACTTTCGTAACCCCATTATTTTCCATTAACCTTCCAGTAGTAAACCTGCCCACCAGGGCAAACGCCGTTTAAGGCATCTAGCCGCCCCATAGGCGAGGCGACCATCAATAATAAACAATCACATAGACCACATGACGACAGCCCCACACAAGTCAAACCAGGGCGTGACCAAAATCACAAACCACGACGCTTACGCGAAATACGCATCGAAACCCTAGGCGCCCGCCGAACATCAACCTCAGCAGGCTTATAATCCGCCGCCAACAACAACGCAAACGACGCGGCAATGATAGGACACCCGGCCGGATTATTCCGCTTCAAAGCCTTACCCGAATCCTGAATATCTCTCTCAGAAACCACTGACAGGGCATCAACCCAACGGGGTGAACCATCATGCTTGATCTTCCCATCACGCCACAATTGCATAAACAACATATAAGCTTTAGAAACCTCGGTTTTATTAAACCGTGTTGGTTCCAAACCTCGCTGCCCAAACAGTGCCGTGCAAGTCTCCGCAACACCCTTCTGGTCATAAGCAAACCCAATCGGGTCACGAAGCCCAATCACCCGCTCAATATCGGCAACAACACCCACACGGTCAAACTCATCACGGGGGGCCAGCGACAAAAACCATCTCCCATCAGCCATTTTCTCCGCGCTTACAAGCGCACAGCCAACAGCCCCCAAGTCAACATCAATGCCAACAGCAGACACAGCCCCGACACTACACAGTACGGGATCAGCCACTGCAGCAGCTTCCCAATCGGAATAATCAATAATTGGTGTAAAATCCTCATCATCTTCATCGTTGAACCAATCACCCCAACCCAAGCATTCGACACCAAAATTGATCCTACCAATCTCAGTGTTGAGTCGTTTCATTTGTTTTCTAATCTTCGTCTCATCCATGATGAACCCGTACGATGGGTTCGCCAAAATCCAGGTTTCCTCAACATCAGGTTTAGCATCACCAGGCGCCCTGTATTCCGCCAGGTAGATAGGGTCAACAGGGTCAGGCCCCGCCAACGCCTGCCTACGCATCGCCGAAATAACCCGACCATCCTGATGGGCCTTGAAAGCCTTATGAACAGCTGAGGTAATATAGAAAAACTGTGGGTCATCGGCTGCTTGTGTGGTGAAGTTAATAGCAGCCACCGAACCATCAGTCAAATTGTATGCCTCATCATAGACAACACACGAAATTTTCGTGATACCACGGGCCGTATCATCACCGCGGGTTTGAAAAAAGATCACCCCGCCACACGAAAACTCAAGCACACCCTTGCCCTGGGAACCTGAAAAACGTGTAAGCATACCAGCCAGCGGGGGGAATGCTTTCACCACCCCAAGTAAATTCAAATAAATGCTATTAGCAGTATCCCACAACTGGGCTGTGTATAATATGCGCCAACCGTATTTTATGGCACGATAAAGGCAGATGAGAGAAATGCCTAAACTCTTACCATTCTGCCTAGGGATAATAAGTATGTTGTCAGAGTGAACATATCGCCCCACCTCGTTTCTGCTGCACATGGCCAAAATATCGTATTCCTGCCACGGCATCAACTCCACCCCAATGATCTTAGCGAAAGCAATAATCTCCCTCCCCTCACCATGATCGTATGCGGGGGCTTCACGCAAATTATACGGGGTTTGTTTACCCCTTAAAGTTTTGTGAGCCGATGATTTCGGAAAAGGCTTTCTCTTTACCGTCGACATAGTAGGCGTCACCATTTTCTTTTTCCTGCCTTATCTGTTTCACAGCGTTGATGCGGTGCCGTTCCACGTCGTTAATGGTTTTGCGGAATAGGTCTTCTTGGTTGCGAATCTCCCCCATTAAAGAGTCCACGACGACGATGTAGCGGGGCAGCTCGTCATCCTCATCATCAACATTATTAGCATTCTTCTTAGGTTTTTCTTCCTCAACCTGCTTCACCACACCCCGCACAATCTTGCCATACTCGCGTTTCAGGCGGTCGATCCGGTCGCGTTGTCGGCATGCGATAATGATAAGATTTTCCATGCTCACGGACTTGGGTTCTTCCCGGTAGGAATCGTAAACGAACCTGCCCCCCGACAGCCAATCTTCCGGGTATTCTTTACCGTCGTATATTCTGGCCATATGTTTTACCTCTCAAACTCTAGCCCCAGAAACCCTTGCCCCCGCTATCGGTGGCGGCCACGGGGGTGTTTTTCTTGCGCATACTCTCATAGTATTTATCAACTCCGAACATGAACGACTTCGGGCGCAGGCGGGCGCAACGCTCACGAACAATCGCCTCACCAGGATCAATGCGCTTGAACTCGCACCCGGCTTCCGCATAGCGCAACAACGCCGATTCGCTAGGGGTGGAGTGAATAATATACACATCCGTCTCGGACTGTTTCAAAGCTTCCCTAATAAGTAGCAGCCTAGCTTTCCTTACCAGTCTTGCCACCACTTGTGGGTAATCATGATTACCGATAGGGTAGCCCCCAACAAGGTTGCATAAATGGTCATAGTCAATTCTTATATCCCCCGGTTTCGCATGCTCCCCAACCCACGTGGTTTTACCCCCACACGGGGGGCCCATCACAACAATTTTCCGAACACTACTAGTGGTAACCTCACCGCCACCACGCTGACTATTGCAAGTAAAATGCAACAAACGTTCCGGTAGTTCACCATTCCTCGCCCCATGAAAATTCAGGTGGTCAGCAGCAAGCGGCTTACCATCAAAATTCTTCACAGCAACAGCATACATTGGCCGGCCACACCACGGGCACGGGGTACCATCGCGCAAACGAAGCATCAAACTTTCACGGGCACGCTGGTGCATCTTACCGTAGCCCCTAGCGCTAGCTGATAAACCCATAAAAATATTCCCCTAAAAAGCGTTTAAACAAACAATTTTCAGGGGAATATTATACCATGCCACAACAAAATATTAGTGTTTCCGGCCTGCCCGCCAGGCCCGCACACTGCGTAAATCCACCATCAGGGCACCCAGGTGCGACTTGTGCCGTATAAAATCACGGTTCACCGCCTCAAGGATAGACGATGGGGGGCAACCGATTTTCTCAGCAGCCACATCATACTGCACCCAATCCGGCACGTAGTCACTGTATCCAAGGATTCGCTTAGAAAACAGGCGCTGCTCAGCCCACGCTTCAAAAATTTCTTCCAGCTCATCAAAGTCATTGTAGGCCTGGTTGATAGCGTACTCCACTTCGAAAGCGATATCACACACATCATCCGCGGTTAGGGTACTGGCGGCACCGACAACCCGGCCACTCTTGGTAACCCAGAAAAACCTTAACCAACCGGAAGCCATGCACCCCCGCGACACCAACACCTGAACCAGCATACCCAAATGTTTCAAATCCGCATCCGGGTAGTCGATAAGCTCAACCGCTAAATCCGCATGGGTGGCATTCTGTATGCGACGGTTACCCACCGACTCAACCGGGCTACGCAACCCGATAAACACCTCACGGGTTTCACGTAGCAGTTCTTCTTTCAGATCATAGTCTACCATGCGATGATCGGCCCTTTCACTGGTTCTACCTGCACAAACACGTTAGGGGGCTCGCCCGGGGCGCAGCGGCGTTTAACGGCATGGAGTGCGCAAACCTGCGAGTCATCCTTGAAAACCACACCCGTAAGGGCGTCAAGGATTGCGCGTTCCAGCTTATCAATATCCGGCCGCTGCACCATCTCCAAACCATCAGTCGGTTTCATGCTTTTAGTGCGGGGCATGGCAAAAGCAAGCTTCACTGACATGGGGGTTTTCTCAAGGCATTCTAAGCCACGGTACTGCATGTGCGCAGATGCGCTACTTGCCACGTGGTCCCGCCACTCCTTCAAACCATCCGCCTGTTCAACCAGCACCGCCTTACCCCCACGCACAAACGCCTTCTTACTGCCCTGGGGTCGGGGCACACCATCCGCAGAAAACTGCAAGAAAAAATCCCTAGGCTTCATCATGAATCACCCCCTCATACTCATCATCGGTTTGAAAGTTTACCTTATCGTCGGGGCCTGCTCCCTCACCAATAAGCCGCCAAATCTCATCCAGAAGCATATCCCGCGCCTTGTCCAAATCCTCAATACGTTTCTCCAGGTCAGCATGCTTATTCAGTCCGTCAATCCGGCAAGACCGCGCAATATATTGCACCGCTTGGGCAGCGTTCCCGGTCAAATGCCGTGAAATGTCCCACACCTGATTGTCCCCAAACTTATAGTAATCACCCATGATATGATCCTTTCTTTCTTAGAAAATGTTAATGTTACGTGGCACACCATCAACCGTGACGAACGACAGCACGCCCCCGTATGACGTTGATCCGGTGCGATTACGGAACCAGGTGGATTCTTTTTCCAACGCCGGGGCGCTCACGATCCAGCGCTTAGCCGTCCATGATTCGATATGAAAATTATGAAAATGGCCACTAATGAGAATATCAGCCTGGGCTTCCTCACTGTCATTAGCGATGTGGCCCGACCACCATTTTTCCGCACCACTGATTTGGCCTTTGAATAAATGCCCGTGAACAATCGTGAACACGGTGCCCCCACAATCGTAGGTGACGCTGCCCCGCGTGTGGTCTGGGTACAGCCAGCGCACATTTTTGCCCCGCATCATTACCGTGTCAACCATGCTGAAAGCGTCCTGAACAGCGGAAACAATCAGGATATCGTAGTTGTCGGACATGGGTCGGGATTGTTTGCGTGTTGTTTCACCATGGTTACCCGGCACTGTGGCCACAACCAGGTCATCAACGTGTGATAGGATTTCCTGAACAGTCCACGACACCAGGTGTTGGCAGGTGCGCAGCTGCTCCGCAAGGGTCAGGTCGCATTCGGCAATCATCTTACCATCCTGCGAAGTATAGCCCTCGATCAGGTCACCGGCAAAAACCAGGTTCACCCCGCCGATATTCTCATGATGTTCTAAGGCTCGAATCACCCCGGTTTTCCACCGGTCAATCAAATACTCGGTACCAGCGCCCGCATCAACACTCTTCCCAATATGGGTGTCCGACAGCACAATAGTCAGCCAGTTTCCGTCACGTGTGACATTATCCACCCGGTCCAGGTAGATGGAATCCAACAGGTCCTCAATGTCGCTATTGTGCTGGGGTCTTAGAACAACCTTAGCACGGTAAGCGTGCTGCACACCATGCCCCGGCACTTCCCAAGCCGAATGGCGTACCGGTCCTTCGACTGAATACTTCTCGGGATCAAGCCCGAACGCCTCCAACACATGCCCCCAATCATCCTCAGATGGTGGGGTGGTTCGCGGGGGTGAGGTAACAACACCCTCGATGCCATCCATCACCACACCCGGGACAACCCCCTTCGGGGGGGTGTCCATCATTTTATCAACATCACCCATATGCTTCACTTATCCTTAAAAACTTCTTAACGAACACCCGCACGTAAATTAGCCACCAGGGTGCAGAACGCTTTGTACTGGTGCGGGTACGGGTTGCCCTGCAACGACGACGCAACCAGCCACAAATCATGTAACACCACATCATCCCTAGTCAGGGCCTTAACCATTGCCCCACGATCGTCACCGAAACTGTCCAACCATTCGTACGATGTGGGGGGTTTCGGACCCATAGCGTCCGCCGCGGTGTTGAACCGCTCAACCAAACTCACTTCTCAGCCTTTCCTTAAAGTTGAAGTTTTATTCACTTACGCCACATATTATACACGAATGTGAGCTACTTGTCAAACCAATGTGGCAAGAATCACATTCCTTGGGGGGAACTCTTTAAACCTCGAATAGTGAAGCTGGTGAGCAATCGTGTGCACCCCCGTGGCCCCGCCACGATTCTTCGCCACGATAATGTCCGCTTCCCCGGCGCGTTGATGGTCAGGGTCTTTCGCATCCGGCCTATCAATCAGCAGAATAATATCAGCATCCTGCTCAATCGCACCCGATTCACGCAGGTCAGAAGCCCTAGGGGTGCCCCCATCACGGTTTTCACTATTGCGGTTCAGCTGGGCAACCAGCACGATAGGCACGTTCAAATCCTTAGCAAGAATTTTCAGCTGGCGTGTCATCTGCGCCACCTGCTCCTGACGTGGAACATTCACATTAGCGGGGGTAATCAACTGCAAATAGTCCACGACTATCAAACGCACATCATTTTTCCGCACCTCAATTTTCGATCTCGAAACAATATCCATGATCGTCTGACTAGCATCATCACTAATATAGATAGGGGCATCCGATATTTCCCCAGCCTTTTGTTTCAACACCTCAAACTGGTCAACCGACACATGCCCGCCACGAATCGCACTAATATTCGCGCAAGTTTCCGCCGCCAAAATACGCTGCTGAATCTCCCTCGAAGACATTTCCAAAGAAAACATCAAGGTAGCAAGCCCATTTTTGATACTTATTTCCCGCATAAAATCAACCGCCAACGTGGATTTACCACACCCCGGCCTAGCCGCAACCACAACCAACTGCCCACCCTGCAACCCCTGCAGCATTGAATCCAGCCCACGAAACCCGGTCATCACCCCTTGCGGTAGTTGCCCGGCCATAGCATCAGCTAACCAATCCAGCGATTCATCGAACGCCAAATGATGCGCACCGCCCGCCGACGACGATAGCATAATGTTATCCAAACCGTCACGAACCCTGCCCAGAACATCGGTTGATGTGACCGACGGTTCTTTGCATAGGGTTTCCATGTGTGCCGCTAGTGACCATAGTTGGCGTTTACGGGAGCGCTCCTTGACATTGCCTGCCAGGAATGGTATGTCGCTTTTCATCGTGGCTTTGGATAGCAGGTCATGCACCATGGTGCCGTTGATCCTGCCCAGCTCGCCCCGCTTCTCCAAACCCCCTAGCACACTAATAGCATCAATATCAACCCCCGCCATGAACAAATCTTGCATAACCGAAAACACCGACTGGTGTGCCCAATGCTGAAAGTCCCCGGCTTCAACCAGGGTGAACACCTCACCCGTGCCCACACCCCCCATCAGCAAACAACCCAACAGGGTTTTTTCCTCATCCAATGCTAAGGTTTCATTCACGTGTTTTTCTCCCCACATAAACTAGAACCCCCCACAACAGGGGGGGGCAATGAACAACTACTACGACAGAAGGGCTTTACGGTACTCCATCAGGCGAAGCCGATTAAACCCGCCATGCGCATGCTCCCTTAAACCATCCTTAACAAGCACCACCACGGGGGCCTGCAAAACATTATCAGCAGCGGCCTGGGCTAGAACATTCTCATCAATGGGGGCGTATTCTACCGGAACATCCGGGTGCTTGTCAAACCACTTTTTTACCGCGTCGCACTGTGGGCAGGCTGGTTTTGTGAACACAAGTACCGTGTTTTCTTTAGAACGGGGGCTGCTCATTATCCACACCTCCTTGCCATGGTTGTTGCGGCCCGCGCATTTGTGGCTGCTGTTGCTGCTGGTAGCGCTGCTGCGCACCTATCCAACCCTGTTGCGCCTGCTGCTGTAGACTACCGCCCTGCGCCATGGTTTGCCCCTGGTCCTGGAATCGTTTTCCGGTCAAATCCAAACCGATAGCGGTTGCCGTCATCTGCAAACTGTGGGCAGTCTCACCATTCTTATTCTGGTACTCGTGGTTCACAAGCCGGCCTGTGATAACAACCCGGTCGCCCTTTTGCAAATTATTAGCAACCGATTCAGCAAGCCGGTCAAAGCACGACACTCGCACCCATGTTGTGTCCGTCACATCCCAGTTGCCAGTATCGGGGTCTTTCTTATAATCAGTATTGGCAACACTGAAGGAACACACCGCTTTCCCCGCCTGCGTAAACCGCAATTCTGGGTCGCCGCCAAGGTTGCCGCGGAATGAAACATCAAGACTCATCGTCATTTCCTATCTTGTTATCATTATCTTCTTCAGCCAAAAGGCTATCAATCTTCTTGCGGCGTTCCTCACGCCACAGCCTCACGCGTTCACGCATTTTAGGGTCACGCCCCAAATCCGTCATCACATGGCCACAGTGGGTGAGAATATCCCCAGGCCTTGGGGGCGAATCCGTGGCACGGGCTAAACCAAACCAGCGGCCAAAGGCCATATCATACACCGGCTCCGGGTAGTCACCAATAGCATTCAACGATTGATACCACACGCCAACCAGGATATCGTGCTCCGTGGTGTTTTGGGGTCGTTTGAAACCCCACACCGACACGATCATTTTCTCCAATAATTTTTCGGTGGCCTCCATGCTGATACTCATTACCGGGCCCACGCCTCCAAATCATCAATGTGTAAACTCTCATACTCTGGGCTGGGTGGTTTACGTAACAGTGACGGTACCGCGGGTACACTATCCCACTCTCCACCATTCAACCAGGTAGTAGGGTGTTTGATATACTGTTGATCCGTGCCCACCGAGTCATGATAAGCCGCGTACCGTTTGGCAGCATCTATCAGAATATCCTCAGAAATAGTTTCGGTAGCGCTCTTCCACGCCCGAAACGCCTTGGCCTTATTCACCCGGCGCGGGTAAGCCTTCCAAAACGCCTCGAACCCATCAGTGTATTTATTACGAACCGGCCGGCCCACCTGCCCCCGGGGCACCGAGTAGCAACCATGCGGGGCCACAACCTCGATGGTCATCATGCGGCCAGGGCTAAAATTAATAGTGTCATCCACCCAGCCGGCAATGGCCAAATCTTGCAAGCGGGAAACCAGGCAATCCTTGGGGATATGAACAAAGTCTAAGAAAGTATCCATTTCCCAATCAGTGCCCGACGCCCCAACAGTCAGCAAGCGCAGAATGAAGGCCGCGTCATCGTCATGTAGTTCATCCGCACCCAAACGGGGCTTGCCATCAACCAGCCGCACTTTAACCAGCATCGGTCTTGCCTTCCAAACGATCCTTACAATCCGTGTACAACCGCATCACCCGCGGGTCCTCACGCAACTTTTGCTCAAGATTCATATAGTCATTCCGCAACGTCTCAAGGTCAGTGATAGCAGTCACACGTGTGATGAACTCTTCCGACAAATCAGCCGGCTTATCAGGCTTGCTATCAACCTCCGAATGATCCACACCATCAACCGTGATGTGAGAATAATCACGGTCAACCTCCATCGTGGGAATATACAAAACCTGGGTGAGGGCTGTGCGCAAAGCAACACTAATCGCTTTTGAGGTGGCCTTATCGCTCGTGTCGAACGCCTCCGCAGGCACGGTCGCCGACAATTCGTCGCCTGATTCGCCGTCAATAAACGTGTATTCCATCAGCAGGCGCACACGGATTTGACCGGCGCCTTTCGATGTGGTAGCAACCTCATACTGCCAATCCAAAACCTTCACCTTGATGACGATACCAAGCCGCGAAAACACCGGGTGAACAGCGTTGATAACGTGCTCGATGCCGCGAAAGTTGTACCGCTGGTGTTGGTTCTGCCCCCACTTGCCCACGGCCCCAATCTCTTTCGACGCCAGTGCAAGCTTATGGGCAATGCCCTTCACCCCCTCTGCGTCAGGGGTTTTTTCGATAGCCACGACACCCATGTTCAGGCCCCTGGTTTCCCCACTGTCCGGGGCTTGTGTTAATTCAGTCACAATCACTACCTTTCCTTACATGAAATGCGCTACGGCATACACCAGGGCAGCAATAGCCGCAACAACAATAATCAGTTTCACGATCACGGCAAACACCATCAGGCCAACCCAAAGGCGCTGTTGGCGTTTCATTTCTGCGTCGAACTCTTCAAACGAATGATCTAGTTTCATGTGTTTTTCCTCACATTTCAGGAACGGGGGACAATCGACACGACATTATCGTATCGACTTCACCCACCCCCACAAACAGTGGGGCAGGGCTTTTCTTTTAGCTCACCGGCACATCCTCACATTTCGGCTGCTCAAGCGGGTTGTTTTCGGCAAGAAACTTCTCACACTTAGCATCAAACTCCGCCAACAATTCACGCCAACCAGGCAGAATGATATCAAGCATCGCATCGGAATCGGGATCACCGGAACAAGATTCGATACCTGCCCACTGGTGGTCCGCACCATGACCAATATCAAGAAACAAGTATGACTGGTCATCGTCGTGTTCACGGTGCATGTTGAAGTAGTACATGTGATCCCCGCCCGCCGCCTGGGGCAGCATCACATACTGTGAGAAAAACCAACTGTCATCCTCACGGCGGTAGAACCGCATTTCCTCAAACCGCACAGGGTCCTTGCGTAGGTCATGCACCCGCGCCCCAACCCAAGCCTGTGGCAGCAGCTCCTTGATTGCCTCCATGCCCTCGGGTGTGTCGGGGTCGAGAATCCACTCATCATTTTCAGCATCAAGCACCCGATCATAAAACCAGCCATAAGCAATGTACCAGCCCGGCTTATGCGGGTAGTATTCTTCCAACAGCCGGTCAACCCGGTTCATCTTCTCAAACGTTGCCATGGTCTTTATCATACTCCTTTACTTGCCTGTTTGCAAATCAGTCTTTACGCCACAGCCACACGGACCCATCACCCGCGGTAACAAATTTTTCACCAGGGTGCTGTTTATCCATATGCAAAAGCGTGGCAATCTCCGCATCG